TTGCTGGTACAAATATTCAGGCATCAAATGCAAGAGTATGTGCAAGTGCATATTATGGTGATGGTTCTAATCTTACTGGAATTACTGCATCAATAGAAGGCAACATTTCTGTAAATAATGCTACGATAGGTGGTAACTTATTTGTAGGTGGTACTGTAACGGTAGCAGGGGCTGCAATATTTGAAGACAGTGTATCAGTATCAGGCAATGTGGATATAGCAGGTAACACCTCAGTAGGTGGAACTCTGATGACCACAGGAGCCGCCACATTTGATGATGACGTATCAGTAAGTGGTAATACAAATCTTGGTGGTACAGTAACTGTAGGTGGGGCAGTCAGCCTTGCATCAACCCTTAGTGTGGGAGGTGCAGCAAACTTTGCCTCTACAGTGACCATAGCAGGAGCTGTGAGCCTTAACTCTACTCTCTCGGTAGGTGGGGCTACCCATCTTGCCAGTACCGTCACAGTGGCCGGGAAAGCCATTTTTGAAGACAGCGTGTCTGTAAGCGGTAATCTGGATGTCGGTGGCAATGTTTCAGTTGGTGGAACACTCTTTGCTGCTGGAGGAATTACTTATGATGGAGATGTATCTGTCAGTGGTAACTTAGCCGTTGGCGGTAATACTTCTATTGGTGGTACACTCAGTGTTACAGGTGCAGTATCTCTTGCATCTACTCTTAGTGTAGGAGGAGCAACAAATCTAGCAAGCACAGTTACTGTAGTAGGTGCCGGTACGTTTAAAGATAGTGTATCGGTATCAGGTAATGTTAATATAGGCGGAACTGTAACGATAGGTGGTGCAGTATCTCTTGCATCTACTCTTAGTGTAGGAGGTGCAGCAAACTTTGGAAGTACTGTAACAGTAGCTGGTGCGGTATCACTAGCATCAACTCTTTCAGTAGGAGGAGCAGCACACTTTGCATCCACAGTTACAGTAGCTGGTGCAGCAATCTTTGAAGATGCAGTATCAGTATCAGGTGCGGTAAATATAGCTGGTAATACTTCTATTGGTGGTACACTTATAACCACAGGCAAGGCAGAGTTTGAAGATGATGTTTCGGTAAGTGGTAATACTGTTCTTGGAGGTACACTTAGAGTTGCAGGAGCAACATCACTGGAGGGTGCAGTTGATCTTAACAGTACGCTTACTGTGGCAGGAGCAGTATCACTTGCTTCTACATTATCAGTAGGAGGAGCAGCACACTTTGCAAGTACAGTTGATGTTGAAGCCGGTACTGTGAACATGAATCTTAATTCAACAGGCACTAATGCGGGAAGCGTTGTACGTTTCAGAAATTCCGGCACCAACATGGGAGTTATTCAGCTTGGTGCGACGGGTGGAAAATCCATGTTTTTTGATGTTGTAGATACCGATGGGATTATGTATTTCCGCACGCAAGGCGACACCAGCCGCATGACAATTGCCGCCGCCGGGACAGTCAACGTGGCTGGCACTTTCACTGCTGGCACGAAGACTTTTAGAATTGACCACCCGCTGCCAGCGAAGACAGATACGCACTATCTGCTGCACAGCAGTATCGAAGGTCCGCAAGCTGACCTGATTTACCGGGGCCGTGTCGATCTAGTGGCCGGGACAGTGGACGTAAACATTGATACTGCGGCGGGCATGACTGACGGCACTTTCGAGGTTCTTTGCGGTGACGTGCAGTGCTTCACTTCGAACGAAGACGGCTGGACCGCTCTGAAAGGTTCTGTTTCCGGCAACGTGCTCACCATCACGGCGCAGGATAATGCTTGCACTGATACGGTTAGCTGGATGGTTATTGGCGAACGGAAAGACGCTAAAATGATCGAATCTGAATGGGCGGATAATAATGGCAAATTAATCGTTGAGACTTTGAAAAGCACCCATGAATAAAAACTTATAGGAAAATATAGATAATATGTTTTATTACTTATCTGTAATAGGAATCTTAGTGTTGTCTTCTAATCAGGGTGTCATAGAAAGATCTATTACAGGTAGTTTTAATAACTTAGAAGCATGTCAAGTATATAAAGAACATGTTGAAAATATAATTAAACAAGTACCATCTGCAACAATATTTAAGTCTGAGTGTAGAGAGAAAAATAAAGAAAAAGGAAAGGCAAGTTAATGGCAAGCACATATACAACTAATCTCCGTCTGACAAAGCAAGCAGATGGAGAGAACCCAAACAGTTGGGGAGCTATTCTTAATGATGGAGTTATCAGTCTTGTTGATGATGCTATTGCTGGGTACACTACTGTATCACTTGGTAGTGCTGCAACTGTAACTTTAACTAATGTTCAGGGTGCTGGCGATCAATCTCGTTCTGCTATTCTTGAATTTAAAGGCACAGTTGGCGGCACTCACGATGATATTGTTGTCCTTGTTCCTAACAACTCTAAATCTTATATAGTTAGAAATTCTGTATCATATAATGATAGTACAGATTCTGTAGTATTGAAAGTTGCTGGTAATTCTGGTTCTACGCTTGAGCAGGGAAGTACTGCTCTTTATGTTACTAATGGTACAACTGTCCTACCAGTTACAAGTAATATTTTTAACAGTATTATTACAAGTGTTTTAACAGTATCTACTTCTGCTATGTTTGTTGATAATGCCAAAGCTAATTTTGGCACAGGCAGCGATCTTCAAGTTTATCATACTGGATCACATAGTTATGTTCAGGAAACTGGTACTGGTAGTTTGTATGTGGCTGGTTCTAATGTTATTATTTCTAATGCAGCCGCAACCGAAACCATGATTAACGCTACTGAAGACGGTGCTGTTGGTATTTATTATGATAATGCAGTAAAACTTGCAACAACAAACACAGGTGCTCAAGTTACAGGTACTTTTCTTGCCACCACAGATACTGATACATCTAATACAGGAAGCGTGACACTTGATTTTGCTGCTAATCAAAATTTTATACTGACACTTACCGGAAATCTAACGCTTGCCAACCCCACAACAGAACAAGTTGGTCAGGCAGGTGTAATTACATTTATTCAAGACGGTACTGGTTCCAGAACACTAACACTTGGATCACAATATAAAACAGCGTCAGGTGCTGGTATTACTTTGAGTACGGCTGCTGATGCTGTCGATGTAGTCCCATACTTTGTACAGAGTGCTGATAACATACTTCTTGGAGCAGTTCAGAAAGCTTTTTCTTAATGACGATGTTTTCTTCATTCTGGTTTCTTCAAGAAGCTACACTAACATATTCAGCAGACGCTACTAATGTTAATCTCCTGTCGGATGCTGTGGCTGTTGGCTTTGATGCTAGTGCCGGTGGTATATTAAATATTATTATTAATAGCGGAATAACATTATCTGGAACAACAACTAATGCAATTAGTTCAGGTAATTTTCCTGCTAATTCAATTGTTACGATAACAAATAATGGAACTGTTTCTGGATATACAGGAGATGTTGGTTCTGCGGGAGCGGATGGTGCGGTAGGTGGTGATGCGTTTTATGCTGAATTTACCGCCAGCGGTTCAACGTGGTCTATTATAAATAATGGAACATGGGGTGGAGGCGGCGGTGGAGGCGGCGGTGGTGCAAGCCGTTCGACTTTTTATGGTGGCGGCGGCAAAGGTCCGGGGTCTTGTTCCACTCCAACATACATAGGAAGCGCAGGAGCGGCAGGTGGTTTGGGAGAAGCGGGCGCTGACGGTAGTAATCCCGGCTCTGGGTCTGCGGATTGTATAAATTTTCCTGCTGGTGCTGGCGGTGCTGCCGGGTATGCTGTCAGAAAGAATGGGCTAACTATCTCAACCACAGGAACATTTTTAGGAACGGTCGGTTAAATGAAAATTCTTATTCCTTTTTCAGCCGGTGTTAATTCAACATATGCATTATGGCGTTGGTTATCTGATACTGATCATGAGATAACTGCAATCTGTGCTGAAGAACAGTGGTCTGATACTCCTAATAATGAAGAATCTGTTGTTGTCTGGCTAAAAGATAATATCCGAAACTTTGAGTTTGAAAAGATTCAATGGCCGGTTAATTATATTCCAAAACAAGAAAGTATAAGAGTTGGTTTTAGTAATACATTAGATATAGGTATGATAAAACCCCGATATCATGGATACAAAAAATTGATTGATGACAAAAAACCAGATGGTATTGTTATAGGTATAAGCTTGGAAAACACAGCAACTGATAACCATGAAAGACTAAGATATCTTTTTGAAACTGCTGGTGTAGATAACTATTTTTCAGGTAGTCGTGAGTTAATACCTATTGCTCAAGGCAAAGATTTTAATTATAATATGATTGCTGCTGATCTGATGGGTCGTTTTGAGCAGTGGGAGAAAATGCCTTCTGAATTAGTAAAACTTATTCCCAGTAAGTGTAACCCTCGTCACGATCCAAATGACATATCATATCGTTGTATGTCTTGTCTTTATGAAAGCGTCATAGAGAAACGTACTGATTTAAGCGGTGCCGAACTTGACTCAATTTTTGCTAAGTATGGTAGTTATGGAAAATGGCGTTCAAAAGCAAATCCTAAAACTTATATCTACAGAGGACGGCCTCATAATAAAGCACTTGAATTACTAGATATTAATTCAGGTTACGAAGATAGCAACGTCTAGATTAGTTTAAGTAGGAATATATTCAGATGACAAAACTAGCAAAGTTTGAATTTCAGCAAGGCTTCCATAGAGAAACTACGCAATATGCGGAAGGACAGCGTTGGTTTAGTGGTAACTATGTACGCTTCCGTGCAGGGCGTCCAGAGAATATGCGTGGTTACGAAACAAGAGCTTTAAATGCAACTTTTGATGGTTCAGCCAGAGCTTTAATTGCATGGGCAGATACAGACAATATAAAAAGAGCAATCTTTGGTACACCAGATAAACTATATGAACATAATGGAGATCAGCTATATGATATTACTCCAATAACGACAGCAGTTACTCTTGCTAATGTTTTTGGTACATCATCTGGAAGTACAAGAGTTTGTTGTTCTGCTGCTGGACATGGCAGGGCTGTAGGTGATTATGTATTGTTTACATCTTCAGCAGCTTTTAATGCTGTAAGTTTGCAGGGAAATACATATCCTGTTATCTCTGTGGAAAGTGCTAATGTATTTACTATATCAGTTACCGATGCTGCTAACGCTACGGGCAGTGATGCAGGATCAGCAACATTTAAATATTATATTCCAACCGGCTATTCTGTTGCAGCGGCTGGTCTAGGCTATGGTGCTGCTAAGTATCAAGCAACTGTATGTGCCTCCCAAACAAGAGCATGGAATCAACCAGCATCTGCGGGATCATCTGGCATTGTATTTGATATTACTCAGTGGAGTCTGGACAACTGGGGTGAGGATATTGTGGCTAATCGCCGGGGTGGTAATATATTTTACTATGATAGTGATGCTTCCACAATACCAACAAGAGCTACATCTATTACGACTTCTCCTATTAGTGTTAATTCTATTGTCGTATCTCCAAATGATAGACATCTTATAGCTTTAGGCGTGAACTCCTATTCAGCTACAGCTACTGTAAGCGGAGTTTTTGATCCTATGCTCGTTAGATGGTCTGATCAAGATAATCGTAGTAATTGGGTTCCTTCTTTAAATACCACGGCTGGTGAAGTTGTTCTCACAGATGGTACAAAAATTGTAGGGGGTCTGCGTGCTAAGAATGCAATTAATATTTGGACTGATAATGCTCTTTGGTTAATGGAATATGCGGGACCACCTTTTACATTTAGATTTAATCAGGCGGGTACAAACTGTGGCATGGTTGGTCCTCATGCTGGTATTGATTTTAATGGTGTTTCTTACTGGATGGGATTTGGTAATTTTTATAGATTTACAGGTCAAGTTGAAACTTTAGGTGCTACTGTTCGTAGATATATTTTTGATGATATTAATCGTGACTACTACGATAAAGTATATACAGGTATTAATTCTGAGTTTAATGAAATTATCTGGTTATATCCTTCGGAAGCTAATACAGAATGTAATAAGTATGTCATTTATAATCCTGTGGATGATTACTGGGTCTATGGTGAAATGATCTTTACAACTTTCACAGATAAGGAAGTATTTGGAAATACTATTACTACAGGTGTCACAGCAGCCGGTAATAATATTTATAACAACGAACCTAAAGATGTCTTTACAGGAAGTGGCGAAACATTAATATCTTTTATTGAGTCTGGTGATTTTGATATTGCAGATGGTAATGATATTATGTTTATGGATAAGGTAATTCCAGACTATGCTTTATCTGGCGGTGAAATTAAAATGAAATTTACTACGAAACAATATCCAGAAAGTTCGGAAGCTATAACAAAAGAATTTAAGATTACAGAAGCTACTCAAAAAGTTGACTTTAGAATCAGAGGCCGCCAAGCAAAGGTGAGGGTGTCTTGTGGATCTAATAATGCTAGTTGGCGATGGGGATCACTTCGAATAGGATATCAGGGGGATGGTCAAAGATAATGGCAAGATATCCCACACTCCCTTATAATATGTCTCAGAAAGACATGCAAAAGATGTATAATGATATTCAAAGATGGGGAGCTATTTTAATTAATGAGTTGACTAGCAGAGATATACAAGTAGATACAACACCATCTACAAATATATATACAGTTGTGACTATTACAGATATAGGAAGACCGCAAAAAGGTGATATTGCATACTCAGCAAGTACAGGTAAATTTAAAGGCTATGTCAGTCTTGGATCGGAAACATCATGGCAAAATCTCAACTAGATAAACTTAATGATCAAATTAAACTTATTAATGATCCGGGGATTACTTTCATAAGTGCAATTAATCAAGGATTAGTTATTCCACCTAATATGTATACTGCCCAGCAAAAACTAGAGCCAATAAAAAAAATACAACAAGCTTATGATAGTTATGTAAATACCTATAAAGTTCCATCTAATTATCTAACACCGGGGAAAAAGAATGATCAGACCTAAACCTTTAGAATCATCTAATAAAGTACAAGACTTATTAGATTTTCAAGATACTTTTCAAAGGGGTGATACTTTAGAAGCTATGCAAATGCAAGAAGCACCTGCACAGCCTATGGCTATGCAGCCTATGGCTATGCAGCCTCCTCCAACAACAATGTATATGAATCAAGGAGGACTTGTTTCTCTTCCTGTTTCTAATCGAAGTTTTGGAGGTATCGCAAGTGTGTTAGGAAATGTTATACCGTCGTTTGCAGCTAATGTGGCTATAGATGCTGGTGCTGGACTAGGGATCGGTGCTGGTGCTGGCTTCCTTACATCAATTCTTATGGATAAGATAACAGGTAAAAAAACAAACATAGCAAAAAATGTTGCACAAGGAGTAATTCCGGCAGGAATGAGCTATTTAAGAAACGAGGGGCCTCGTAACTTTTTCCCACAAAAGAGCGATCCAGATTTTGGACGTACACCGGGTGATGACTTTGGTTCCCGTTTGATAACCGCAGCAGAAAATCAATTTACATTAGACAACTTAAAAAAACGAGGAGCAGATGCTCTACTAGTTGAAGGTTTGACATCTGAAACAGGTACTGAAACAGATGATAAACCAGAAACTAAAAAGGCTATTGATCCCTATTCAGGCTTTAACAGTCAGAAATTGGCTTCCGTAGCCCGTGATCCTGACGATCCTTTAGACTATGACCCAAGGCAGCCGCAACGAACTCAAGAAGCAATATTTAATGTGAGTAGAGGAAGACAACCTAGAAGAAGACAACTTCCTAAGTTTACATATACTAAAAGGAGTAAAAGTGGTGGTTTAGCTGGTCTAGATTTTGAAGGTCGTGTCCCCGGAAGAAGTGATGGTATGGAAGATGATCAATATTATGCAATAAGAGAAGCTGGTGGTCCTGTTGAAGGTTTGCTTGCTGTAAGTCCAAAAGAATATGTAGTTCCTGCTGATGTAATGGCTATTCTTGGTAATGGTAATCCTGATGCAGGGGCTGATGATATGGATCGTTTTAGTAAACAAGTGAGAATGGAAGCCTATGGTACTCCTAATCAACAAAAAGAATTAGATGGCTTTCGAACAATTAATAGTAATTTGAGAGGTTAATGATATGGCTAGTATTTTTTCATCTGTTCTGGGCATAGGCGAGTCTGCTCCAAGAGTTGCTCCTACTGGTACTGTTATTACTGAAGAAGGTCTTTCAGCAGAGATAGCTCCTTTTTATAAAGATCTTTTAGAAAAAAGTCAAGCTCTTCATGATTCAAGAATAGAAGCAGGATATCAACCTTATCAAGGACAAACAGTAGCTGATCTTACGCAAGACGAGCTTACCGCAAGAGAAGGTATACGAGGTTTAGTAGGAAGTCAACAAGCTGACTATGATGAAGCTAGGCGTCTGTATGGTTTGCAGACTGAAAAGTTTACTGCCGATACTGCCCAAGAATATCTGAATCCTTATCAACAGGCAGTGACTGATGTAGCTTTACGAAAAGCAGAAGAAGATTTTTCAAGAAGGGTTATGCCCAAGTTTGAAAAATTTGCTTCAGACGCTGGAGGAATGTCTGGACTTGGTACTAGAGCAGGTGTACAAGTAGGGAGCTTGGGAGAAGCTTTTATGCAGAATCTTTCGGACATCCAGACAAAAGGAAGTGCCGCAGCTTTTGATGCTGGTCGGGCAGCTTTTGAAGCTCAAAAAAGAAGAGAGGGTATGACAGCAGAGCGTTTTCCTGCACTAGCTGCACAAGAGTATGGTACTCAAGCTAAAGAGTTAGCTGGTTTAACAGCTATTGGAGAAGATGAACGTGCAAGAGTACAGACAAGTTTAGATGAAAATTATAAAGACTTTCTTGAAGAAAGAAGATTTCCTGAAGAGCAGCTACAAAGATATCAAAGTACTATTCAAGGTTTTCCAAATCTTAAAAATGAGATTGTAACTACAAGTACTAGACAGCCAACGGGAATGCAACAGTTTTTAAGTACTGCTTCAGGACTTGGTTCTTTATATGGTTCCTTTGGTGGATTTAGTCCCGGTGGTTTTGGTAGTGCCTATACTCCTACTGGTACTAGCCCAAAATCAAAGGCTGCTGGCGGTCAAGTAAGGCGTCTTGCTGGCGGTGGTCTTGCAGGACTGCCTGTAACTAGAGCTTTTTCAGGCGGTGTTTCAGGGCAAAGAATGCCTAGTGGACTTCCTACTAGAGAACAAATATCAGAAAGAGTAGGTGGAAAAATTACGTTATCAGATGCAATTCGAGCAATAGGTCTTGGAGCTAATCCTGCACAAGCTTCTGTATCTCTTCCTTTAGAGAAACAGTTTTCAAATGAAATAGAGCCGGGATCTCCTGATAGTGGTATAAATATCGAAGATATTCCAGCATTAGAAGCAATAAGAACAGCAGAAGTTCTTAATCCCGGTTTAAGGCGTGATCCTAACTCACCCACAGGCTTTAACTTAAAAGATGATAGGATTCAAGCAGGTTCTGCTGGTATGGGCGAAGCGGATATGTATGGAACTTTACCTAAAGGCTCAAGTGTAAGGCCACCAGAGCCTACTGTATCAGATGCCCAGAAGTTATATGATTTAATTATTAAACAGGCAGCGGATAGAAAATCTGCTTTAGAAGGTGCAAAAAAGAGTAAATCAGAAAGAAATGCAGAAAGAAAAGAACAAGCTCGCATCAGTGATCTAGTTCAAACATTAGGTCGTTTTTCTCAAAATATTTTAGATCCTGAATCAAACATTGGATCTGCTTTTGGTAAGACAACTACCCAAATGGCTGCAAGTAGACAGGCAGAAGCAGACCGTCAGGCAGCGGTTGGAGATACTATAGATGATCTTAATGCTAAGATTGCAATAGCGGCTGCCGATGGGGATGTAGCAGCCTTAACTGCTCTTATTAAGGCAAAGAGCGATGCAGAAGAGCTAAGACTAAAAGGTCTAACTGCAAAGGCGGCTATATCTAAAGCTTTGAGTGCTAGTAACAAAGCTCGCTTTGATATGTATATAGAGAGAAACAAATTAAATAACGAGCAAGCAAAGATATTAGAAAAAGCTGCAATTCTTCAAGCTGAAGGAAAATCCAACAAAGAAGCAATCACTGATATGTTAGAGACAGCCTTTGAAGAGGATCCTGAACAATTAAGACTTGTTCCTAACCATGTTAAAGAGATAATGAGAATAACTCAAAGTGCTGGACAGGCGATGAACCCAGAGCCTAGAAGACGAACATAACAGAACTAAAGAAGCAAAGGAGATAGGATAAATAAATGGCTGAACAAGTTACATATGAGGGTTTGCAGCAAGATGATGATTTTATAGCTGATGCTTACTGGTTTCTTAAAGACGTTGGAGAATCTGTTTCTACAAAGCCGAAAGATATTCTTGATACTTTTATAGAAAAACGTAGAGCCTTTGATGTTAATGTTTTTTCTACTTACAGCCAAGGGTCTGATATTAAAAAAGCACAAGATGAAACTAAAAAGTATTATAGAAGAGCAGTAGATAAACTAGATCAAATGCCAGACTTTTATGAAAGTGGTGGCGCTCCTGCTGGTAAAGCTATACTTGATTATGGTTACTATGGCCTCTTAGATCCTACTAATTTACTATCTGTTCTTGCTGGAGCAGCTACACTTCCTGCTGGGGGTGCTGGTGCCTATGGTGTCTTGGGTGCTAAAGAAGTTGCTAAACAAGGCGTTAAGCAAATGTTAAAAGCTAAGTTAAAAGCTTCTGTTAGTAAGCCTGTTTTAAAAGCATTAGCTTTGGAAGGTACTATTGCTGGTTCAGGTGGTGTTACTCAAGCTGCTTTAAGCCAAGAAACTGATATGGATATAGGTCGTCGCAAAGAAGGAGACTATGATTATTCAGCAATAGCTTTACAAGGTCTTCTTGAAGGTACTCTAAGTCCTGTTGCAGGTGTTGCTTTAAATATGGCAGGTGCTACTATTGGAAAAGGTGTCAATGCTGCTGTCTCCTCTACAGAATCTGGAAGATGGGGAAAAGAATGGCTTAAAAGAAATTTCCTGCCACCGGCTTCTCAAGATAGACAAGCCCAACGTCTTATGGAACTTAATGATGAAAGATATACTAATGTATATGATAGAACACAACAGAATTCTCAAGTAATTTTAGCAGCGGAAGCAAACTTTGCTAAAGAAGTTGATGAACTTACAGCAAGAAATATAACAAACGATATTATAGAAGGAAAGTCTGAAGATGCTCTTAGGGCAATAGCTGATGCAGAAGATGCTTTAAGACTTGCTAGAATAGAAGAAGCTAGGTCTGGTACAAATTCTCAAGCTATCCCTGTACTTGAAAAAGGTTTAAAAGAACTTAAAGCTAAAAATTCTTTATACTTAAAATTTAAAGAAATAAATCCTGACGTTGAGCATACTATGGAAACTTTTAGAAATGATGTAAAGTTTTTACAAAAAGATGTTGGAGAGACTCCTTATCTAAGTAATAAATTTAAAGAAATTTTTGAAGGTAATGATAGCTACCTGCGAGATGTACATGAAAAATTCTATACTCTTCGGGAAGACTTTGATAAGTTTATGGCTCGTCCTGAAAATTCTAATATCTTTGGGGATTATAAAAAGTTAGCCTTTGATTCTTACAGGACTAACGAAGGAGCAGTAGTACCAGACGATTCTATGCTAATTAAATTACGTATACTTAATTCCCAAACTCCTAGAGATATTAATAATAAAAGAAATTATAATAAAGAGGTTCTAACAAATGGTAAGTTAGACGAGGCGAAAGTAGATAAAATATTACTTTCAGAAATAAAAAAAGAATATGATCCTAAACTAAACCAGCAAGCTAAGTTTGGTATAACGTATAGGAAAAAAAATATAGATCCTGTTTTAGACCAAATATGGGGACGTAACTTTAGTCCTGCTTTACGTATGGCTGAAACAGTAGGAGATATGATTAATACTATTAAAGATGTCAGAATGGCTGGAACATTAAAGGAAAACTTACAAGCCAGAAGCACTGCTGAAAATCCTTTAATTGTCTCAGCAAACAGTGCTGAAGGTGCACGTTTACTAGCTAATGGCGAAGAGATGGTTCCTTTAAATGGAGAAGTTAAAAAAATAGTTGATCCTAGAGAGCCATCTCCTGAACCTGTTTTTGATAATTATGGTAATCGTCTGGATGTAGATGTAATAGAAGATCCTGACGCTCTTTTTAATATTCCGGGGCGTTATGTTACAGAAGAACTTGGTGGAGATATACAACTACCACAAAGAAGTGAGTTTGTTCCTGAACAAATAGCTAGAGATCTTGGCTTAGATTCAGGTGTAGTAGAACCTGCTAATTTAGGAGTTAATCTTGAAGGATCTAGAGGAATAAAAAGATACGTTTATGAAACAGATGCTAATAAAAGGTTTATCTTAGATGAGAATAATCAGAAAATAATTAAGAGAGATAACGAAGGTAATCCTGTAAGTTACTTAGTAGATAATATTACTGGTAAAATTTTACCTACAGATATCAACACACAACGGTATTACATTAGAAAAGACTTTGCTAAACGCTATAAAGAAATGCTTAGTAATGAAGATATATTAGGTAATTCTGTTGATGGTGGTCAAAAGTTTTTAAGATATGGATTAAATTTCTTTTCTCAAATGCAGGGATATTTGAAAAAAGGTAAGACTGTTTATAACCCTGTTGCTGAAGTACGTAATGCTTTAGGTGCTGGTGGTTATATGATTAACTCTGGTAACATTTCTGGTTTTTATCACCTAGCTAAATTCTATACAACAGCTTCCAAAGAAGAACAAAAAATGTTAGTTGAGATGGCTCAACGTCTTGGTTTAAAAGGAAGTCAGATTGAATTAAATCAAATATTAAATCGAGTTGGAAAAAAACAAGTAGGTTTAAAAGTTACTGGCAAGGAACTTGCCCACCGTATTGCCAGTGGTCAGGTGCTTGGTGCTCTTGATAATACTAAACTAGATAATTTTTTAGTTAAACTTTATAGCATGACTGATGATATTGGAAAACTGGGTACGTGGTTTGGAGAAACCATGACACAGAAAAGAATTTGGAACGAAATGGGTGAAGTTGATAAGATGGCTTTACGTAATGAGTATGTTAATAATTCCTTTGCAAAAGAATTTTTTAATTCTAAACAGATGGAAAACATTAGAATACTATTAGATAACAAAGCAAGGAATATAGAATTATCACCTAGTCAAAACAAGTTACTTAAAGAGTTTGATGATAATTTAAATTATGAAATAGCAGCAGGTAAAACCTTAGATCTTGTTCCTATTTATAGCAGGATTCCTAAAATTATTGAAAAAATGCGTGGCGTTCCTATCGCTGGTAACTTTGCAGCTTTTCCAGCAGAGAACTTACGTAATAAATTTTATCTCTTTAAGACAGCCGGTGCAGAAATAAGAGAAGGTTTTGAAAAAGGCAACATGGCTATGGTAAAGGCTGGAGCAAAAAGAATATTAGCACAGAGTGGTTATGCCGCTGCACCTGCTGCCATGGCTTATACTTATAATCAAATAGAAGGTACTTCCGAAGCAGCAGATGCTATCCGTGAAGGTTTGATGCCTTGGCAAAAAGACCATGCTCTTGCAGTACGTAAAGGAAAGAATGGAAAGTATTTCTATAGTGATCTTAGTTATTCTAATACAGATGCTGCGGTACTTGATATCATTACACCTTATCTTGCCTCTGCTGCAAGAGGAGAAGATCCTACAGAAGCTATAACTGAAATATTTCCAAGAGCAGTATGGAATTATCTTAGTAGTTTTATGGAACCTTCTCTTGCTTCAGATGTTGCGGGTTACTTTTATGACTATGCAAAAGCTCCCACAGATGAAGAACAAGCTAAAATCTTAACTAAAATTGCAAAGACAATGGTTCCGGGAGCCTTAAAATCTACCGCAGAAGTAGCAGCGGATGTCGGAGCATTCTCTCATTCTACATTTACAGCAGATATGGAAAGATCTTTCAGACCTTTATATTATGGTGAACAAAGAAAAAGATTTAAAGATTCCGCAGATCTTAGTTCTTTTTTAGCACGTCATAATGTTAATACAAAGTATGGTCCGGTCCTTGCTACTTTTGGAATTGCTTCAGGAGAAAAAGAATGGGACCCAATAAAAACATTTGCATATGTCTCTCGTAATCTACAAAAAAATGTCTTGAAAGATATAACAGATACTAAAAGAGAGGTGCTTGCTAAAGTTGGTGATCCATCTTTGCCTTATGATTCAAAAGATATGCTTAAAGAATATAACGAATTGTTTGAAGAACAGTTTGTAGCTCAACAGGGCATTGCAAAGTTAATTAGACTTTATTCTAGGGTATTACCTCAGAAGCAACTTCAAGCTATTATAAGAAGTAAACCAATTCGGGGTAGTTTATCCTTAAAACAAATCTCAAACATAAATAAAGATAAGTTTATGCCTGAAGAATTGTCCGAAGAGTTTATTAAAAAATTAAGAATTGCTTATGCTGATGGGCATTACTTTGGGAGCGAGTTTCAACGTCCCTTTCAAGATGTCGTTAAAGATTTAAGAAGCCTTCATAATATGTGGAAGTATGCTGATTTAAACAAAGAAGATCTAAAAGAATAAGTACAGGAGTAACAATGACTAACTGGGAACATTTTACTGAAGATGAGATGCGTTGCAAGGGTACTGGAGAGTGCTACATGGACGAAGAGTTTATGGAAAAGCTTATTCGTTTAAGAAGAGACTATGACAATCCAATGATCATATCTTCAGGCTACAGGGACATAGCATATAATACTACAATAGGTGGTTCACCTAACTCTGCACATATCTATGGCAGGGCTGCTGATATTGTAATTGGTGGTCACGAAGCTTTCAAACTACTACGTCTTGCTATCATACATGAGTTCAAGGGTATAGGTGTGTCTCAACGTGGCATGTATGAACGCCGCTTCCTGCACCTTGATACAATGGAAGATGGGGATCACCATCCTCGTCCGTGGCTTTGGAGCTATAAGTAAAACTTAACATTATTGAGGAGGCTAAACTATGGAATGGGCAATAATGACATTCGGTGGAAAGCTATGCTGTATCTTCGCTTCGGGATGTGGCGGTGTAGCAAATATATTAACACAAAAGAAATGGAACTTAGGTGCTATTAAAGATATTTTAGTTGCAGTTCTTGTGGGTTGGATCGCAGCAGAATTTCTAATTCCAGCAGCTATGGGATACTTTAAGTTTAATCATCAGGTTGCAATTGGTTTAGCATTCATTGTTGGGTATTGTGGTATACGTCTTCTTCCTAAACTTGAAGAAGCACTAATGAATAGAATTAAATAATGACATATCATCCATTTATTATATTTTTTATAGCAGTAATACTAACAGCTATAATTGTTGGCCCCGCTAACGTATAATACGGAGGTTAGTATGGAAGGTGGAATCGACATACGTCTGGTCGTAACTATTGCTGGTATCTTATTCAGTGTAGCAGGAGCCAGTGCTGTAGCCAAGATGCAGATTAGACAGCTAGTGGAAAAGCTGGATGATGTTGAACAACGTCTTCGTAAGATGGATGCTCGTAGTGATAAGTTAATCACTTCTAATGAAACTCAGGAACAAAGGATTAACATCCTAGCTAAAATGGCAAGTCCTGAAAATCTTAGAAGAGATCATATGCAACTGGCAGAGATT